ATCTCGATTTAAAAGAAAAACACAAAACGTAAACAAATGAAATAATAAACAAAACACATGTAAACATAAACTCTCGTAATATATAAAAACTGGCAACTGAGCCAGTAAAACAAACCGGCCCAATTCTACGTCCATAGCCCTAGGACAACCTTTCATAAAAGGAATAAATCGTGGAAACCTAAACAGGTTCACCCACGGGGGCACCAATAAACAAAACAAATGAAAAATCTTCATCTATAGCTTTGGTAACAAAATAATTAGCTGTAGTTGCATCGGACACCGGACGAGTAACATGAAGTTCCCACTTCATGAACTGGTTAACGGTGGTGATATCCGGATTAAACAAAAAGCCAGGAACATACCTGAACATTGAGTAATCAGGAACAATAAAATCACAATACTCTCTATTAAATCCATCATACACTTCACTCGATAATTGGCCACTAAGAGTAGCGGCAGAGTTAGATGTAGTAATACCCTCAGCAGCAGCATAAGGATCAATGGAAACTCTAAACCAGGGAGTACCCAAATCAACACCAGCTAATATTCTCTCAGCAGGACGAACACGATAACGAGCACCGCCACGGTGTCCAGCAAAAGCACATTTCAACCACCTAAAATGACTAAAACCAGTCAAGGTAAGTGGATTTAAAGCAGTGCCAGCCAGAGTACCATTGTCGAAGCAAGGCTCATGCATCCAAGCTACAGTAGAGAATGTTTTATTTGTAGCGCCAGCAGTCCCTGCCCCAGAAGAAACCAAGTATCCAAAATATTGATAACGCTTCAAAAGCGCTCTAGTAGAATGAATCATTTCACCCATACTATTTCTTGATACTAGTTCATCTGAAGCCGGTTCAGCACCAAATTTACAATGCGTGACAGGAGTCACGTTAGTAATAAGGGCTGATTGGAAAACAATGTCTTCAGACTTGAAAACACTTTTCTCACAAACCAACGACTGAGGAACGATATCTTCAGAGTTTAAACGTAATGCTTCAGTGTCAACCAACGTAAAATTTGGTAGCTCTGAAGCATACATCAATCTGAAGTCATCCCCCGCCTTCATAGAAACCAATAGAGTCACAGCTTGTGAATCCAAAGGCGAATTTAGAGGGTTGTAAACTTCAACACTCAACGTACCATTATAATCTCCGGCGGTAGCGTAATCAGTCTGGGGATTAAGATACGTATCTCTCACGCGCAACCATGGCGTGACACTTGACCAGCCAACGCTGATCTCGGCTGTGGCACCGGGTTTCACTTCCAATACACATGTTCTAGCCGCTTCATTCGGAAAATCACCAATTGAACCGGAACCAGGATCATAAGTAATCCTGATAGAACCTGCATGCTGGTTAGAACACACTACTCTAAAGGAGTACACGATTGTACCACGCCAATAACGAAATGAGCCAGAAACCCACCCAATCGCAGAGGGGGTCGTGGCATTAGTAGTGCTATCGTACCATCCCAACATAGGATGTACTCTAACATTAATAAGCGATGTTAAGGAGGCACTTGAAGTATCCCAAGTAACCTTCCCCACCAGACTCTCATGTCTGGCAATATACATTATTGACATCTCATCCTCACTCACACAAGATATGTTAGAGGGAGGGGACAATATTCCTCGATCTGGCATAAACCCCAGATCGTAACTATCGTCATACTGAGCACACGGGGCACTCGCAGGTGGTCGTGGAATGGATCGAATATGAGCAAGCTCAAGCGGTCTAGACCAGCCAAATTTATCAGCGATTGATGAAGCTTTTTCTAAAACTCCAGCAGCAGCATTCGCAAACCCTGAAACAATGGGCATTTCAGACATAGTCCTAAAACCCTTGCCAAAATTCTCGGTAGTGCGGGCGATAACTCCTCGCATAGTACCGTTAATATTTCTATTACTAGAGGATTGAGCAGCCAGAGGCAATCTGGTAGGCCCAGTACGTACTACGTTTCTAGCGTAAGCACGAACGTTAATCTTAACAGTTCCTGTAGTAACAGAATCAGAGCGAGCAAGTGGAGCCGCACCGGGAGCAAAGAATACCTGACCAATTCCAGCAACGGAACCGGCAGTAGTAATCTCAAAGGCATCATAATAATGACACCATGGAATCACTAATTCCCTAACTCCTGGTTGAGCAGCATCAATCCAAACACCATGCATCTGCGAACCCCTTGCGACAGTATGTTGAACATGTAATCCAACAGTAGTGCCGATAGTTGACCATAATGGAAAGAAGTAAATTCTTGCCAATCCATAATGGTAGAAAGATGGCGAATATTCAAACCTTAATACCATCTCCCATTTAGCACACTGCCATCCCTTCATCCTTTGCAAAACCATTGCATTATTAAACCACAAACTATGGGCATTGAATGAAGTAAATGTTGGAGAATCAGTCCAATCTATTGTGGTAATAAGAACGGGTCTACCGAAAAATTCATCATCGGTAAGAGCAGGCTCGCCTACGGGTATAACTAACCTAGGTGGGCCTGAAGCCATGCTAGAAACTAATTGAAAAGTAGTATCATACGTAGCTGTACCAATTCTTGCATCATCCACAGAAGAAACAACATCTTCTCCAGGATTCTCAGTAATAACAGGAGCACTGACTATGTCTCCATTTCCTCTATCAGAGGAATTAACATTATCATTATTATTGTGTTCAGTTGGTCCTAAATAACCATCATGAGACGACCAAATCTCACAATTTCTTTTCTCTCTATGGGGTAACCCAGAATACTCTGAGCGCCCATCCACACGTGCTAGGCGACGAAATCGAGAGACATTCGCCTTTTCTTGAACCTTTATCACACGTGATATTCCACCAGATGCTAATCCAACAGAACGAATTTTACTTTGAAATTGAACATCAACATCGACGTCCTTAATTCTGTCCCATAATCCAAGATTACCGGACAAATAGGATTCCCAAAGCGTTTGGTCATCCCTAAAGGGCTTTACATCATAGCCCTCTCGGAGAAGTGGTTTCAAAGTTAATACCAATTCTCTAAGATATTTTTTCTTTTCATCATCATGAAAATATGCTTCCTCCCAAACAACGGAGAGCAAGCACCAAAAACGGTAGTTAGGGTTCATTAAAGTTTTCTCCTCATAATATAATAACATTTTTAACAATGAATTAACATGTAAGGGAGCAACAATATGGCCGTTCATTTCTCTGAACGTCCTCTTTAAAAATTCACCTTCCCCACCATATTTGAGTTCATCCTTAGAACCATCTCCAGTAATGACTTGACCACAACGAAACAACATAGTAGAAACAATCTTGTCACACGTAAACCATTTACTAACGTCAACAGAAACACGCAAACTACAATCATCACCCAAGCTATTCCAGTAGTTACCTAACTCTTGCATAAACAAACTAAAATCTCCAGAACCACGCACAGTCGACCAGCACACAAACCAGTAATACAATTGACACATACAATTTAAATAAACAGTTAAAATATCACCAGAAGGTCCGCCAAAAAAGGCTTGAACCCACACACCATCAACGCACACAACACGAAAAACTTTCATCCATAAATAACACATAATAACCTTTCTAAAAACTTTAGGCCAATTAAAAGCACGCATGATCAGACTATACAAAGTCTGTAAAGCCCAATACATAAACGTATACATATGGTGCAAATCATACGCCTTAAAATCGGCTCCCAATCTTAGGAAAAATCCTTTCGCGATCTTAACAGAACGCTCGTAGATTATTTCCCAATCTGGGCCATGTGCATTAACAACAAAACACATTCCAAAAGTTTTTTGAAGGAAGGTATAAACAACAGACAAAGTCTTTGCCAATAACATACGTCCAAGTACATATTCATCAATAGATACAACATGGATAGTACGCGTTGACATTGACTCAACCTTCGAAAACTTCAAAGCTTCATCTTTAAGAGCAATTTTAGAAATGCCAGGAGGGATTTCTCCGCGCGCCAACGTAGAGAACAACAAATTAACACCCTCTCGTAATTCCTGACCACCAACTCTAAAGACTTCATCATTTAAAGTAACTTCCCAGATAAAATCACCTTTCTTACCTGGTATATGATAGCCAGCACCCGTACCAGGAGCAACCGGCTTCATAATTCCAACGCCATGGAGGCTCTCATCAAGTCCAACCGGACCATCACTAGCCTCCATAGTACCACTAAGGGATATGATCCCTTCGTGACACTTAACTAAATCTGAATAACGCGGACATCCAATCTGAATTTTGTCAAAACTCAGAGCATATTCGTAAGGGGAAACCAATCTATTGGTCTCATAATCATCATCCCAACGAAACTGACTCTTAAGTTCAGCTGGACGATATTTAACACCAAATTTGTTACATTCAGTATCAACCACCTCAAAAAAAGGGGTGGGTTTTAATCTAGATTTCCCAGGACGAGAATTCTGAGAAAGACCTAACACGGGCAACAACTTCTGCTTCTCCACAAAATATGGACTTGCAAAAACACCGTGTTCGGGCAATCCCTCAACAACTTGTTCCGGGTGTAACATTCCAACCAAACTAATATCCTCATTAATAAAACTCTGAGGTTTTATATCATCAGCATATCTGGTGTAAAAGTCGATTGGAATGCCACACGATAACGCACGTTTAGTAGGCTTATGCATAGCAAAATGCATACCACACAAAAAGGTCTCCTTATCTCTAACGACTAAGAGAAGTCTACCACAATCTCCATCCTGAGTACCAGTAATAGAAGTAACAATTGTTTTATTTATGTAAATATCGTATTCACCATGATATTTGAAAATGGAATCATGGATCTCTTGTACAACTCCTTCCAATCTCGGCTTAGAGTAGGCACCTAGTAAAATAACTCGGTCACCAACTTTCGGCTCCTTGAAGGATAATTGTTTTTTCAGGTCTTTAATGCCTGAAGGAATGTGGCAAGGAAAAACAACCAAGTCACAACCAGGAATAAATCTCCACTGACCTTTTGACAACTCAAAACAGTCAGTTCCACGAGGATTCATGGCCGACTCCATCGAAACTCGGATACTTTCCGAATCAGGATGGATTGGATGTCCAACAGTTAACAAATTACCATTGAAACAATAACCAAAATTAACAGCATCTTTCGACCACACTCCTTTAATACAATACGAAACAGAAACGGAAATAACATTCCTTTCAATTTTAGCATACCCCTGTGGGGTACCTAATGATCCACCAAACAGTGGAACCATATAGGCTTTTTCAACATCAAGTGACTTAGTAGAGAACAACTTACCTCTCCATTCAGTCACTTCGTCATCTTCATCAGGGTCACCCTCCAAGGGGCGAGGCATACCTATCTGAGGAGTAATTTCATTACCAAACACTCTAGCAGGCAGAGGCCCTAACTCAACATCCCTGATCTTCCTAACTTCATTAGGAATACGACACAACTTGAAAGCGGTATACAGAGCAACTGAGCCCAATAAGGCCTTGGCAGCCATGCCAATATACCTTTTCCATCTATTCCAAAACTCCATAAATATATCATAAGATACATTATCCATAATATGTTCAACAGCTTGGACCTGACAGGTATGACAACACCTAGAAAAAATATTAATGGGATTAAAAAATTTTAATCGGTCTACAATTTTAGACTGAAATTCAATCGTAGGATGTAGACCAATGGTATCGAAGAACGCTTGTTTATCTGGTTCTTCATATTCCCATTCTCCATGCATAGGGTCAACGGGACCTATATCTAATAGTCCCGACAAATCTTCTTGTATTAAATCTTTCTTAAGATCCACATACAACAAGTTTTTGCTATTCACTTCATTACTTAACCCTATAGCATTGAAAAACTCTTTCCTTTCGTCCCTCAGAACATTCTTTAAATCTTCCTGAACGAATTCACTTTTATTAAACAACAGGTCGTTTTTGATAGTAGCGACCTTAGGAACTTCTCCAGATAGGATCACGCCTTCAGTAGTTTTGGGGAAACTCATCTTGCCACTCGGCTTAACAGTAACATGAGTAACAGATTTAAACATACGAGCAACTTCCGCTCGCTCTCCAGATAGACCACTAAGCAGCAAATCATACACATACTTAATAAATCCAAACATATCGCCACAATAGACGACTTCTACTTCAGGGGCACCATGAGGCACCCCATAATATCTTTTAACAATAAAATTAACGTTGCTATTTAAACTTTCAACGTTTTTCTCCTCCAACATAAGAGGATTAAACCTTTTTCTGTCTTTCACTGCATCTCCAGGAACGACAGTAACGAAATAAGCCCTACCATAAATAGCATCGGGCTGTGTAAAATTAGAAACAAACTTCTCCACGGAACTATTGGTATTCACCGAAAGTACCCTAACATTATTAGTATTAGTAGTACCTTTACCAGCAAACGCCATATTTAGTCCCGTAGATATAGGAGTAGAAAAATCGAGTAAGGCAGCATAACGCTCGCCAGCACAGGTATCTATTTCACGATCAATCGAACCAGCTTCATCCCAATGAACATGTCTGTGCCAATCGGCAAAACCTTCATAGTATTTAGACATGTTTTGGGGATAATAAGTCAATTCACATCTCGCATTTTCAGACAATTCATACAAGGACCCAAGTGCAGCAATTATGCACTGTGGGATTAGAGACTTACCAGAACGAGCATCTCCACAACCTATAAAAATAGGAGGTGGAGCTTTAACACTACTCATAGCAATTCTTTGCTTTCTGGTAGACAAAGTCTCTTCAATCATTTTAGAAACATCATCACACAATTTAACGACATGTGGCTTATTGACCACAAGGGCTCTAGCACGAACCTCAGTTATCTTTTTAGAATGTAAGTACAATTCAATACAAACACCAGTTGATTCACGATTAACATCGGCGGCCAAATCACTAACAGCCCTACCGATTTGAGCAACTTCAGTAGCGTCTTCTCCAAAAAAAACCCTTTTTAAAAACATCAAGGGCGGTCCAGAAATCAAAACTGGCCATGGCGGAAAAGACACTAGATACAGTTTCAATGATATCACCAGTAAAATTTTTAATACTATCACGAGTAACGTTAAGGAGCACACTAGGCTCCAACGCACCCTTTAACAACCGATGTAGAGCAACTGCAATAGAAACTCCAAAAATAGAATTAAAGATAACATATAGTTTATGCATAACCTTGGGAACATCAGACATTCCCTTGGCCTGAAAGACGACTTCTTGTCCATCGTCTTCTACGAATATGCCTCCACCTATATCAACTACTTTAGGTTTAGGCACATCTTCTTCTTCAACGATTTCAACAGGAGAATCCTTACTAGTAATAAATTCAGGATCCTTGTACGGTGGAAAACTACCTGCACGAATAGGATTTTGAGCATCGGCAGGACGTGAGGCATTACTAAATTTAAGCTTGTTATCAGCAATAGAAACACCACACATATTTAAAAAATTAGTTGATGTGAAACCCAACATCCTTGCCAGATAACACATAGTAGAATAAACAGAAAACCACGACTTAGCATTACGCATGGATTTGAACGCCTCAACTGAAATTAATAACACATCAAGAAAACCATTTAATTCACCTTCTAACGAGGATGAACGTGTATGTGTTAAAATAACAGAAGCGACGTCAAGTGATATGTCGATATTACCGTAATCCGCTTGGAAAACGATATCATTCGTAAGCATTGACTGGAAATCGACATCCATAAAGGCATACTTACTATCTCTCTCAACGGATCTAGAAATAGTAGCATTCTTATGACCGTCAAAATCTATACATATGAAATTGACGTTTTTTCCAGTCATATCAAAAACAGACTTAGCAAAACGAGCTCTCCACTTGTAACTAAGCGAAGAGAGAACACCAGTCATACGTTTCTCTAAACGTACAGACTTGACAAACTTTTTCTTGAATTTCCAACTCAAGGAATCAGCAAAATCACCTTTGGGCTTGTTGTAAACTAAATAAGAAACAACAGTGGACAATTTACATTCTTGTCCATTGGAAAAACAAACACAAGCCTTATCATAACAGATATGGCTTTGAAAAGTGATATTCTCACCATAGACACAATCACACTGGACCTCCTCACCACGAGGAGAACAAGATGGGTTGTTCAAAAATGAACACGAGCTAAAGTTTAAAGAATTTGCGCTAGTAACTAATAAAAACTGGGCATCTGCAAACATTGTTGTAGATTAGATCAAGCACGCTCCGGATAAACACCCGAGGGTTTCCCCCGCGCAGGGTGACAGTCGAAATAGTTAAATCGAAGTCCGGCATATTATACATAACACTGTGGAACGTTTCCATACGGTGTGCGCCAGCATTACATACATATGAACTCTCCTTAATCATCAATATTTGTTTAAAGCTCAAGATTTGATCTTAATTCCTAATATAACAAAGATGAGTGTTGACAATTCCAACCACTGAGTACAGTAACGCATCGTACCTAGTCAAAATTATCTCAGCATCCAGAAATACCATTCCAAAAGAATCTTGATGAAGGTTTCGAATCTTCGTCTTTGGAGACCGGTAAGGCTTTACCCAACGCCTTGCTGTTAATTCCAAAGTCTCTACCCGAGAAGGGGATCTTTACTGTTCATACTTCCTAAGATTGCCCGTAAAACGGCAAAATAGGGGTAAATAAATAGGACTGTAGTAAGTCCAAGGGATTGTATCGAAAATAAAACGTGATTTACCACGTAGAGAACTACAAGACTAACGATTAAACGTTATAACCTCTAATAAACACGCGACATATCGTCG